AGTGTATCTTATTTGCATATATACACTTGCTATATATCCCTCTTTGAGTGATTACTACAGTACGAAGAAAAACACACCAAAGAGAGGTAGACGGCATGGAAAAGACAACACGGTTCGGAATCGAGATAGAGATGACAGGCATCACCCGTAAGGACGCAGCCCTGGCTGCCCAGACGGTCCTCGGTGGAGAGCTGCTCTACGGTGGATCCTACTACGACACCTATGAGCTGAAGACCTTCGATGGCCGCAAATGGAAGTTCACCTACGACGGATCCATTCGATGCGAGACCAAGAGAAACGGAATCAGGGAAACCGCCACAAGGCTTTACAGCGTCGAGCTGGTCAGCCCGATCCTCACCTACGAAGAGGACATCGAGAAGGTGCAGGAGGTCATCAGGGCCCTGAGAAAGGCCGGGGCTTTCACCAACAGCTCATGCGGCATCCACATCCACCTTGATGGAGCAGAGCACACTCCGCGCTCGATCAGAAACTTCGTAAACATCATCTACGCCCGAAACGACCTCTTTTACAAAGCTCTGGGCATCGAGGCTCAGCGGGCACGGTACTGCAAGAGGATGGACGAACACCTTGTAACGACCATGAATCGAGCCAAGCCGACCACCTTCGCCAAGATCGAGAGCATCTGGTACGAAGGCTACCGGGGAAGCCGGGAGGCACACTACCACGAAAGCCGCTACCATTTCTTGAACCTGCACTCCTTCTTCCACGGCCACAAGACCGTCGAGCTACGCGGCTTCAACAGCACCCTGCATGCCGGAGAGGTCAGAAGCTACATTGTCCTTGCCCTCGCACTGAACACCCAGGCGCTCACGCAAAGCTCAGCGAGCACCAAGAAGCCCCAAGCTGAGAACGAGAAGTTTGCGATGCGCACCTACCTCAACCGCATCGGCTTCATCGGCGACGAGTTCAAGGCCTGCCGCGAACACCTGACCAAGCGACTCACCGGATCAGCGGCATGGAGACGACGGGTTGCCGCCTGAAGGGGCGTGTTCTTGAGACCTTGAGGGCGGGACGACCGCCCTTGGGGTGGTAGAAGACCAAGTGAAGGAGTGTGACAACGATGAAGAAAGTCTATCTGGCCTATGGAAGCAACCTGAACCTCGAACAAATGGGGTACCGATGCCCCGATGCCGCGGTCATTGGAACAACGATACTGCACGATTATCAGCTGTTGTTTCGGGGAGGCCGTCATACTGGCGTGGCCACCATCGAGATGAAACGGGGTTCCAGTGTTCCGGTGCTACTCTGGCAGATCACCGAGAAGTGCGAGAGGGCCTTGGACCGCTACGAGGGGCACCCGCACCTGTACCGCAAGAAGAAGCTCATAGTCAACCTTGACGGCGATGAGCTGGTTGCGATGGCCTATATCATGAACGAAGGACCTCCGATGGCGATGCCGGATGCATACTATTACTCGACCATCCTTGACGGTTACTACGACTGCGGCTTCGACGAGAATATCCTCAAACAAGCGGTTAGGGAATCGATGGAGGTCGGCGATGACTGAGCAGATAAGGGATCAGATCCTCAAGATACGAGATACAGGTTTGACCAACATGTTCAACACGGGGGCGGTCCAGTGGATCGCCTCGCAGATGGGATTCTCCGAGCTTGCCTCCTACCTGGAAAACGGCAATACCACAGAGTATGCGCATTTCATACTCACCGGCGAAGGCTGACAGGAGCCTCCACAAGGTGTCATATCCAACTCTGCATCAGTAGTGTATTTCTTCAAATCTTTGCCCTATATCGGGTTGCTATAGTTTCTGAATTGAGGGATATATACACCAACAAAACAGACACGGAGGCAAGAGCATGTGGAGAGAAGGAACTTTGGAGATCGGATCGAGCGTTTTCAGGTACTGCATCAAGGTGTACGGGGTGGGTTCTGAATACGGGATCGACGAGGGAAGGATCTCCAAGCTGATGCTCAAGAGGAATGGCAACGTCGTATGCAACTACGACCGCGGTTGGGACATCAGGCCTCGTGACACTGATACCAGGCAGGCCCTTGAGAGCCTGAAGAAAACATACAACTGACAACAAGTACCCATCACTTCAAGGGACCCTCGCCGGGTCCCTTTTGTTTGCCCTGAGGAATGAAACAGCTTATGCCGAAACCGAAGAAATACACTCCTACATCCTTCATGGCGAAGGAATCGATCTACGACAAGGGCAAGGCCGACCATGCAGTGGGGTTCATCGAATGCCTCTGCCACACCAAGGGGGTTTGGGCGGGAAAGCCCTTCAAGCTGCTTGGCTGGCAGGAGCAGATCATCCGCGACCTGTTCGGTATCGTTAAAAGTGACGGGTACCGTCAGTTCAACACCGCCTACATCGAGATTCCGAAGAAGAACGGCAAGAGCGAGCTCGCCGCCGCGGTGGCACTGCTGCTGACCTGTGGTGATTTCGAGGAACGCGCTGAGGTCTATGGCTGCGCAGCCGACCGCCAGCAGGCCTCCATCGTCTTCGAGGTGGCCGCCGACATGGTACGCATGTGCCCCTCGCTGAACAGGCGCGTAAAGATCCTCGCCGCGACCAAGCGCATCGTGTACCTGCCGACCAACAGCTTCTACCAGGTGCTCTCGGCCGAAGCCTACTCAAAGCACGGATTCAATATCCATGGGGTGGTCTTCGACGAACTGCACACCCAACCGAATAGAAAGCTCTTTGACGTGATGACCAAGGGCTCGGGCGATGCCAGGGCCCAGCCGTTGTTCTTCCTGATCACCACCGCGGGAACCGACCAGCACTCCATCTGCTACGAGCAGCACCAGAAGGCCAAGGACATCATCGAAGGTCGCAAACACGACAAGACCTTCTACCCGGTGATCTACGGCTCGGAGGAGGACGACGACTGGACCGATGCAAAGACATGGAAGAAAGCCAACCCGTCGCTTGGGCATACCATCACCCTCGAGAAGGTGAAGGCGGCCTGTGACAGCGCGAGGCAGAACCCGGGCGAGGAGAACGTGTTCCGTCAGCTCAGGCTCAACCAATGGGTCAAGCAGGCGGTACGCTGGATGCCGATGGAGAAATGGGACCTGTGCAACTTCCCCGTCGATGCCGAGGAGCTCGAGGGCAGGGTCTGTTACGGCGGACTGGATCTCTCGTCGACCACCGATATCACTGCGTTCGTGCTCGTATTCCCACCCAGGAATGAGCAGGACAAATTCGTGATCCTTCCCTGGTTCTGGATACCCGAGGACAGCCTGGGCCTGCGTGTGAGGCGTGATCATGTGCCCTACGACGTATGGGAACGAACCGGCCATGTACAGACCACCGAAGGCAACGTGGTCCACTACGGCTTCATCGAGGCCTTCATCGGCGAGCTCGGCAAGAGATACAACATCCGGGAGATCGCGTTCGACCGTTGGGGAGCGGTGCAGATGGTGCAGAACCTTGAGGGCATGGGCTACACAGTGGTGCCCTTCGGACAGGGATTCAAAGATATGAGCCCCCCGACCAAGGAGCTGATGAAGCTGGTATTGGGGCAGAGCATAGCACATGCGGGACATCCGGTGCTCCGCTGGATGATGGACAACATTTTCATCCGCACCGATCCGGCTGGAAACATCAAGCCCGACAAGCAGAAGTCCACCGAGAAGATCGACGGCGCGGTTGCCACAATCATGGCACTGGATCGGGCGATCAGGTGTGGCAACGAAGTGCGCGAATCGGTCTACGAGGACCGAGGCATCCTCTTTATCTAGGAATCAGGAGATACACATATGGGACTCATATCCAAGCTTGTCACCAGAACGCGTGACAAGCCGCAAAACAGGACCAGCGGGTCCTCATACAGTTTTCTCTTCGGAGGATCGACATCCGGCAAGGCGGTGAACGAACGATCGTCGATGCAGATGACGGCAGTCTATGCCTGCGTGCGCATCCTGGCCGAAGCGATCGCAGGCCTGCCGCTCCATCTGTACCGTCACGACGATGACTCGAGCAAACACAAGGCCAAGGATCATCCGCTGTACACCCTGCTGCACAGCGAGCCCAATGCGGAAATGACCAGCTTCGTGTTCCGCGAGACGCTGATGACCCA